TGGCTGGCGCAGCCACGTTAGGCAATGGCGCGACCTGGCGTTGCGGCTGCGCGCGGGTTGTCGTGATCGACATCGGCAGGAACAGCGGCTCATCCCGCTGCGGCCCCTGTCGCTTCACGAACCCAATGTTGATCCCGCCAGGCGCCGGCCGCACACTCAATCGGAGAGGTGCCGGCGAAGCGTCGACTTCCGCGGCCAGCGGGCGCATATTGAAGAACAGCGTTTCGCCGCCTTGGGCTGCTAAGTGCAGGCGGCGCAGACTATCGGCGCGAACGTGCTGAATGCGAGAACTGCTCGTCGATCCTTGACCAGGCCAGAACAGCAGAGCCCCGCAACTTCCGCTCCTCAGTACCTGCTCGGCTGCCCAGAGCGCATCTGCGGTTCGGTCGGCGCGAAGCCAGAGCGCGGCCTCCGGAGGAACACCAAGGGCAGCCAACGACAGGGCCTGAGGGACATGAGGCGGAGTCAGCAGAACCACACGCCGCCTCGCCACCTTCGCGAGCGCTGGTGCGATTAAGCGCATTTCCCCTATTCCTGGCTGCTGCACGAGCAGGTCAACCAAAGTACCCGTCGGCCACCCTCCGCCCGGCAATTGATTCGACAGCGCAGGATGGCCGGTATCGATACAGCGCGTATGGCTGCGGCCCAGCTGGGATGCCCGCCATAGTGACGGGTGTAGCTGTTCCAGCTCTGCAGTGGTGGTTGGGTGGCTCATAGTTGACGCAACGAAATACTGTTCTTTTATACAGTATATCAGGCTGCGTGCCGAATGCGCCACGTCAATACAATAACATGTTGCCTACGCTAAATTATTGTCTTAAAGTATATGGAACAATCTAACGGACTATCATGCTTACAATGCTTAGAACGCTGTTTGCTGTCCATGCCTGGACGTACGATGATGACGCCGGCACACGCCAATGCTCAAAGTGCGAGCGCAAAGAACAGTATGAGCAAGGCTCTGGATTCGCTTCGGGGTCATGGATACTTGTCAGCCAAGGGCTGAAGCGCGCTCACAATGCCCGGATCGTGCTCAACCTTTGATTAGCCTGAAGGCGTGTGGCTCCGGACAGGACAAACTATTCGGATGAACAAGCGCGTCGACCTCGTCACCGCCAGCCGGGTTGAGCTGGCCCTCATCCTCCTTCCGCTTGTCGGATGGCTCAAGACGTCCTACACCCTGGCTGCGAGCGGCGTCCCGCTTGAGGTGGCGGTGCGCGTGATGGCCCTCCCGGAAGCGCGGCGCCTGTCGCAATCAGTGCGCCGCCTTTGACAAAACGCAAATTTGCGGCCCTGCAATTTCCTATACTTATCGATGCGGAGTGCTCGCTCCGCCACACTCAGAAAATCTTGGTTAGACCCGCAATCTCCTGCGGGTCTTTTTTTGCCCGAGGCATGAATGGAACAAAGACGAGATCGCTTAACCGCGCTGTTTATCGACGCGGCTTTGCACACTTGCTCGACTCATGGTGTAGAGGTTGCAGCCCTTGTACTCGCCGAGCACGGAGTGTCAAGATCGACGATCATGCGGGTTTTGACGCAGCCGCGGCAGCGACGTGGCGCCGGCCAAAGAGCGGCTCATCTGCACCCGCGCGCCCCTATGCTACAGCCAGCATAGCAACGTCGCAGCGATGCCGCTCTACCTCGCCGTACTCACGGTGCAGGACGATCAGCCGCATATCCCTGCCAGCACGGTACCCTTGCCCGGCATGCCAGGCATCGCGCGCCGCAAGCGTCCGGAAGTACTCGACCACGCCACCGCGGTACTCCTTGACGTCCTGATGGTGAACGTGACCCACGTAGACGTACCGGTGCGCCGTTGCACCCCACTCCGCCGGCCGGTCCGCAGCCATCACCGGAATCATGTCAGGCCCCTTGATGGTGTCGCCGTGCGTCGATCCAATCAACACCTTCCCGAACTGGAAATACCACATCGTGGCCGGCGACAGATCAACTTCCACGCGCGGCTCATTCTGGAAGTAGCAGGACAGCATCAGTGACAGCGCGTACGACGAATGCCCATCGTGATTGCCACGGTTTATCCGGACGATCACGCGGGCATGCTTCTCGAGCATTCGACGGATGCAGTGAATCATTGCCTGTAAGCCGATGCGCTGCACTTTCGCCCAGCGGCCGTCGACGTCAAGTTGGTGGCCAGACTGACTTTGGTTCTTCTGATTGTCGGCATGAAACATGTCGCCGAGGTTCAGCAACAGCGCGGTCTGCGCCGGTGGAGCACTGGCCACCAAGCGATCGACGGCGCCGCACGTCAGCGCCTCGGCCTTCTTCAGGTCGAAGTCTTCGCCAGCATCCTGCCACCATGCGTGCATCCCAAAGTGCGGGTCACCCATAGGATAAACGCACATGAGTGCCTCATCTGCGGAGACCGGCGGCTCGGTAATCGGGGCAAGACCCTTTACGTCTTCGGCCAGGGCCGCAGCAAACTCCCGCAGGATCTCGGCCTGGCGCGCCTTATCTGGCTCACCGATTACCCACTGCTGACCGATTGAGCCGTCGCCCTTGTAATTCGTGCTTACGCGCGCGAGCTTGAGCCCATCAGGCACGGTGCGTGTCATCCCGCTTTCGGGCGCGTATCCGCGTAGGGCTGCCGCAGTACGGAGCCGATTCATCGATTCTTGGACCGCATTCTTCGCCACCCCAAGCGCCTTAGCAGCCTTACGCATGCTGCCGTGCTCTTCGATAGCCTGGATGTACTCGATCTGCCGCACGGTGGCGAACTCGATCAGTTTCGGGTCGATGATTGGTTGCTTGGTCATGCTTTTCCTTACGGTTTCGGCTTCGGCGCGCCCTGAGGCCATGCAGCACTCAGGGTTGCGGCATCGTTAGCGTGTCCTTGAGCTGCTTCTCCCATCGTGCGATATCGTCCGACACAGTCTGCAAATACGGCTTGGTAGGCTGAGGCGTACTTTCGGGCGGTTTCGGCGGAGGCGCCGGCCAGGAGCTGTTGGAGGGACTGGTTTGTGTCGCGCAACCTGTCAGAAGCAGCGCGAGCAGCGGCAGCATCAGTGCGAAGTGCTTGGGCATTCTTGGCTCCTTGGTTGATGGCGGCGTCGTACTTCTCGCGCCAGTCCTTTTCCTGCTTGGCGGCTGCCTCTTTGTCCGCGACCCTCTGAGCGTCCCACCGGGTCTGCACTTCCTTGCGGCCGATGTCGCGCTCATGCTCAAGGAACTGGTGGATGCCGTAAATCGCGCCGCCGGCCAGCGCGCCGAAGATCAGTATCTCGGCCGCCAGCTTGTACGGCGCCAGGCGTGCTATGGCGGCGGCGATCATGTCAGCCCCTTCAAGCAAAGCTCGCGCTCGCGCTGGCGGCGCTTCGTCAGCCCGGCAACCTCTCGCCAGCCGACCCGATTCCACATCAACAGTGCGTCGCAGGCGCCGACGACGTCGCCGGCATTGATCCGGCGCGCCATGCTCGAGCCGCAGAAGGCGGGCACTCCGATATTGAAAGCAGCATCGACGAATGCCACCTTCTGGCCGGGCGTCAGTCGCCCGAGCGGGACGCACTTGGCGATACCGGCGGCGTGTCGCTCCAGGTCGCGATCCAGCTGCGCATCACACTCGGCCGGTGTGTAGGTCCTGCCGGGTTGGGCGTTCTCGGTCGCGCCGTCGCAATAGCTCAAAACGCCGCCGATGTCGCGGTACGTCTTGAGCACCCTGCCCTCTTGCGCGGGTGTGAACAGTAGCAAAGCCGACGCGGCGACGGCGCCGACAATTCCAGCAAGACCGGCAGCACGTTGGCGGCTCACTTCGCGCCTCCGTGCTGGTGGATCTCATCCAAACGCGCGCTACTCTCGACCTGCTCGCGACGATCCTTGCGGTACATGTAGATCGCGTTGAGGCCAAATGTCAGGAGCGCCGTCAGGATACCGACGACGACGCCGACGCGCTCCAGGGTGAGTCCGGCGCCGATGGAGGTAACGGCGCCGGCAATACTGCCCGCCTCGAAGTTATTCAATTTCATTGCTGCCCTTTCGATGCAGGCGTAAAAAAACCTGCAGAAGCAGGTTGGTTGGGTGGTTGGTTCGGTGGCTGGTGCCATCGCTGGATCGGCCCTTTCGGCAGGTCGACCATGTGCAAATCTATCGGACGGACTCGCTTCATGACCTCGGGGTCGAACAGCCGCACACCTCCGGCCATGAGAATCGCGAACACGAGCTCGGAGCACCACCAGCGCGAACCGTCTGCCCAGTCTTCCGAATAGGTCAGCGGGATGCCGACGGCGCCGGCCCAGTCGTACTTCTTCGGCGCGGCCGGCGGCGCCGGGTCGCATTGGGCCTCGGCGAACTCGATGGCGGCATCTAGGTCGGGCACCCATACCCGCATATCGCGGTAGACGACGATCCCGTCCATCAGCTCGTCTTCGGTGCCAGCGCGGCAGCCGTGCGTCATAGATGCCTCGTAACCGCGCCCTTCGATCAGTGCCATGGCGTGGCTGAACTCGTGGGATCCGCTACACAGTCCGACACCAAGGCTGATCGGGTTGTAAGGCCAGCGGCTGGTGAGGCGGGCAGTGACACAACCGCCTCGCATCACAGCCCCGCTGCAGTGATGAACATCTCGTCCAAAGCCGCGGCATCCAGCCCGATGGCACCCGCAATCTCGATCACGAGGGGGCGCGCACGCTCGAACTCGAGCGAATCTTCCCACTCGATCTGAGCCATGCGCATGCGCTGCTGGCCCTCTGGTGTGCCGTCATCCAGAGCGGCGATTGCGACCGGCACGTCTTCAAGACGGCCTGCGAGTAGCAGGGCCTGTCGCGCCTGGCGGCGGGTGACCTTGGCAGGCACACTCGGGGGCGGATCGGGCGGCGCGGGCTCATGATCGTCGCCTTCAACGATTCCCATGGCCTCTCGGTTGCCGGCATCGAAAAACCAGCCAACCGGGTATTGGACGTCGTCGATGACATGGAAGGCGCCGATGTCAAATGGGGCCCCGTTAAATGTATATTTCATCGATACCCCTAGAAGAATGCAGTGAAGTTAGGCTTGGCCACAAACTGATTGATGTTCGACATCCCGCCGGCATCGATCCAGGATCGGGCATAGAAGTTCGGCTGATTCCCGTTGACCCCGATCTTGTTGAATTTGCAGTAATCAAGGTAGATCGGCGTGGTGGTGTTCGGTGACGCGAGCAGCGAATAGAAACCGTTCGCTGCGCCTGCGCTTGTCAATGAGATGTACGCTGAGCTGGTGCCGGCCACTTGCCAGTTGACCGCTGTGTACGTGGAAACGGAGGTCGTCTCGCCGAACAGCAGATTGCCCTTGCTCGCCCTGAACGTCCCGATGCTGAACTGTTCGCGCAGCGTCAGGGTCCCGGTTCCCGTATCAGCGACCCACAACGTAGTGGTGTTGGTGAGGATTGACCCGTTAAAGCTTTTCGCAGACGAGTTGGGGCTATTGATCTTGACGGTGGCGTTAGCTGCAACCACCGGGCCGGCCATCAGAACACCAGTTCCGGTGAGCGTCCACATGCCGGAGCCAAGCGTAACCACAGTATTGATGCTGGTCCCGACCTCATCAGTGCCGACGTTGTTGATGAAGTTACCGCAGGTGACGTTGTAGCCGTTCGCGTTAAAGGTGGTGGGGTTGCTCTGTGCACTAAGACTAAACGCCCCCGTCACTGTCAGATCGCTCGACAGCGTAAGGCTGCCAGTGCACCCAAACGACCCCAGCGTGCAGTTTCCCGTCTTGAGAGTGGAGCTTCCGAGAGCTGGGAGGGACACCCCGGCGATGGAGGCAAATCCAGACAGGTCAATCGCCCCCGTCCCGTAAAGCGCAACGGTGCTGCCAGTAAGGGTCATCTGTGCGCCAGTACAGACAATGGTCGATACTTGAGGTGAGCTCGTGACGGGGATGGCTCTAGCAGCCCCCGAATTGGCGTCAAAGATGACGGTATCGCTAGAGTTCGGCACCCGGCCGTTACTGGCGCCGCCGGAGGTATTCGACCAGCCTCCGGCAGTGGTATTCCAAGCAGTCAGCGAAGGGAGTGCGTAGATATTGGCCATGGCGCGCGCCCCTTACATGTTGCTGACGGCAGCCAGCAGGTCCCATTTGGCGTCCGTTGCGTTGTAAATGAACCCGATATACGTCCACTTGCCGACGATCGTCGTGGACGGAAATGGGATCTCCAACGGCGCGCGGTAGATGGAGGTGTACGCGATCGTCCTTGCCGTCCCGTTGTCCTTGATGCGGAACATCAGCGTCTGGCCGTTCGAAGGGGTGCCGGTGGGCGCCTGCAGTATCGTGTTGGCAGCCAGGGCCGTGATTTCGTAAAGATCTGTGCTGGTGAGGCTGGGCGCTGGCGCAGAATCCGACGCCACAGACGTTGTCCTGCGCACCAGCGTTCCCGGCGAGCCGACATCGCCGGTCCGCGTGAACTTGACCAGCACCGAATCGTTTGCCGCGAAAGGGTTCGCAGAGCTGCTGCCTGTATTTGCTACGGTCAGCTTCCGGTAGCCGGTTGCGGTCGTGCGCGCGATCACGTCGAAGGTCAGGAACCTCGTCGGGTCGCCCT